CTCCTTTCTTTGGCTGGAGTTGTTTGGGTCAAACACCATTCTACCAAAGAACAGGAGCCCTTTTTAGCTTTTCAAAGAGTTTTACTTTCGAAATTCAGGTTGAATTTTCCTTTGCTTTTCCTCTCCAAAAATTCACGTCATCCGCAAGATTGTTTTGTTGAATATATTCAACTGCTTCAATAAACCCGGCGGGCTTTCCGAGACTTACCCATGAGACAGCTCCGGTTTTGTTACTCATAGCCGACTCCAATATTCGCACAACCAGCATTTCGTCAACTTTCATCGTTTCTTCTACCTCCTCCTGTCACACTTCGACACAAGGAGAGGAATTCCCTGCCAATCCCCGGACAGCCGCCCCGCACCGTTCCGGCCACGGCGGAGGAGGCGAGGCCCGCTACTCGCCAGCGAGGCGGCCGGACGGAAAAGAGCCCAGGCCGATCTGGCCGGGCTCCGGAAATATGCTTCTCCGATGGTATCAGTTTATCATGATTTGCGAAGCCAAAAGTCTCATGAAAGTATCATTTCAGCGCCATCCAAGTTTTTCGGCGATGGCATAAACAATCTCGTCGCGCCAGCGTATCGCAGTCGCACGACTCACATCCAGCCGCAACGCAATCCCGTCCCACGTCAATGTCCTCGGCTTGTCCCAATACCGCAGCTTCACCAGCTGCTTTTTCTTTTCCGGAAGCCGTTCTACTACGCTTTCGATTGCATCAACAATACGCTCAAGCTGTTCAATGCGTCGATGCGTCACCATCAGCACCGCCGTCCGTCCAGTCGGATCGCCAGGCATGTTCCCACGGCTACCACCAACGTTTTCATTAGGCGGCGCTGAAGCATGCAGAATCTCATTTTTCAGCCGTACGATTTCCTTCCGGGATTCGTGATAGGCGTACAGCTCAGATTCCACATGCTGAAAAGTGCCTCTGCGGAGTTTGATAATCGTGGTCATTGTTCAATACCTCGATCGACCATAAACTTGCGGATCTCCAACAGTTTTCGCTCAAGAAACTTTTCGACGGTCTTCCGCTCGATATCATCCAATTCGTCAGGGTTCTTGGAAAAAGCTCGTTTCAAAATCTCGTTTTTCTGAATCTCGTCCTGCATACGTTCGTATTTCAGGTTGTGCTCGGTCACGTTTCACCGCCTCCTGTTCTGGTACTGATCCGGCGTCCGCAACACATACTCATGCCCACTCACCCGAATGACGGTCGGCACTTCTTTTTTCGTTTTCAGAATCGTCACGACAGGCCGGTATCGGTGGCCCTTCGGTCGATCGTATTTTTTCATTCCACCGTCACCCCGATTTCGTGGAGGATGTTGCGGGCGCGCTTGACATGGTCAAGTGCGATCGGGGCATAGTCCCCGTCCGATCGGCGTTTGATCATGTGCGTGTCTTCGTCGGCATACCACTTGCGGATGACTTCGGCGGGGGATTCGGTGACAAATATGCGGTCACTTCGCACACTCAGCATCATCACGCCATCCACTATTTCGGCGCTAACAATCAGTTCGGGGGAAACATAGACGGGTTCGCCATTTCCGCTTTTGGTAAACCGTATCATGCGTTCCCGTCTCCTTTCAGCAATTTGGCATTATCATGGATATTCCCGGCAACTCTAATGTCTTTCACATCGGTTAAATAACCGCCACAAAAGCGCCTTTCACCATCAAAAGTCCAATATCCGGATTCGTCCCAGCGAACATAAGAAATAATCTCGATTTCTTTTTTGGAAAACGTGTCGTAGTAATATCCTAATACAATGTCTCCTTCGTAGATTTCCTGTCCATTTTTGTCTTTCAGGCCGGTGTATTGCCCGACCGTTTCGGGATCGACTTTCCACCAGTATTCGCAGTTGAAGTATTCTTCGCAGAACTCCACGATGTCACCGACAATAACGTCTTTGCCGATCAAATACCCATACACCCATTCGCCGTTGTCTTTTCTTCGTCCGCGATATTGACGCATGGTTTAGGCTCCTTTCATCACTTCTTTGGCTATCTCAGCCAAGATTGCCCTCCGCTCATGAGGCGGGAACCGGTTCAAAATGACCATGATTTCGTCCGTCGCCTTTTGCATCCGCGTCGGCCCGGGATCGCCGATCATCGCGCTATAGGCGACCCCAGTTTCGCTGCTCACGCGGGTACTGTGGCGGTAGAGGCGATGCGTCTTCACATCTCACACCTCCCGTCGCGGCAGTCGACGCCGTAGGCAGCTGACTCATCTACCATTCAACACGATGTCCATCGCTTCCTGGTAATGCTTCTCGGCCAGCTGGTATGCCCGGGTGTGCAGCTCGTCCATGGCCTGCCAGAAATCGCGGTAGCCGAGTTTGCGGACCCGCTGGTAGAAGGATCGCTTCTCCGCACGGCTCATTCCAAATGGCTCCTTTCAACGTTTGTCACGTCGCTGTCACCTCATGTCACTCCGTTCAAATTTGAAGTGACAACCAGATACCGCGCCAGCATTGGACTTTTTCGAGTTTGTCACTTCGTCACGTCATTTTTGCCCGTTTCTTTTACATGTGCGCGCGTGCGTGTGCGTGCGCGCGTGCGCGTACGTAAAAGAAAGGAAATAGAAGTGACAGAAGTGACAAAATCCAACTTCCCAGTTCTGGCGCGGGTTCAAACCTGTCACTTCGGTGTCACTTCGTGTCACTTCGGAAAAAGTGAAGTGACAAAATGTCACGTCGTCACTTCGGATTTTTGAAATTTTTCCGATTTTCCGACGTGACGAAGTGACACCATTTGTCACGTCGTCACTTCAGATTCCGGAGTAATTGACTCGTTTCCATTCGAGCGAATGAAAAACCGGCAACGTTTCCCTGTTTTCGGATCCCGCACCTGTTTCGAAATCATGAAATCGAACTCTTTCTGGATGTCCATCGTGAACGTCTGCTGCCGGGGAATGTTCTCCACACCCTCCTGCTCACACCATGTTTTGAACTCGGCGTACAGCTCCCCAGTGTGTTTCGAAAGCAGATATTCTTCGGTGATGTCATTTTCGACAAGCCAGGTAAGCGCATGAGAGCTTTGCACCTGGTAAGTCCGGATCGCCTTCTCCACCTTCTCCGACCGGGTGAAGCCCTTCTTTAGCAGCCGGCGAAGGCCCCGGACCGCCATGTTCAGCAGGTAGCTGCGCGCCTCTTCGGAAACGACCTTCTGGGAAATATCCGGGTCGTAGTCCGGATCCGTGTTCGAAAATTTGGCATCCAGCGGGATCAGAATCAGACGCCGGTAAAACCCGAACGACTTGTCATTGACCGGTGGCATCTTGTTTGTGGTGAAAATCAGGGTTGCGTAATTTTTCAGGATGAATGGGTCCTTGTTCTTGCGTTCGACTGTGATCCGCTCCCCGGACGAGATGCTTTTCAGCCGGCTGGAGTCTTTGATCGTCGTTGCCGGGATGTCATCACCCAGGTTGACCAGCTTGTTTTCCAATTCTGCGGGCCTGAACGTTGTCTCCAGATCCTGCAGCGAAAGGGTTGAATAATTCCCCTCGCCGATGAATGCGCAGATCATCCGCAGGAGCGTCGACTTTCCGTTGTTGCCGTCGCCGAACATGATGAAGATCTTCTGCATCCGGCAATTCTTGATCAGGCAGTACCCGAGCATTTCCTCGAACAGCTTGAACAGCTGATAATCCCCGCAGAAGACCCGCATGAGCATCCGGTCGATCGGCTCGTAATAGACCGTGGGGTCGTAAACGGCATTGACCTGCTGGAAGTCGTACGCCTCCGGCGTGTGCGGGTGAAGCTCTCCGGTTCTGAGGTCCAGCCGGCCGTTTTTGACGTTGATGACGTACTCCTCCACCGGCGGGTCGCCGATGTGCCGCTGGATGGTGATGTAGTTCAGCACCTCGTTCTGCTCGCTGCGCTTCGAGGTCGGGTATTTTTCGATCATCGCTCGCAGGATCTCGTATTCCCCCGGCTGGTAGTAGCCGTCCTTGTAGACATACAGCCGTTCGTGCCGGCTGATGATGTGCATCTCGCTGATCAGAATGTCACCCATTACGTTGTGCAGGAATTTCCCCTTCAGACCGAACCACGGCGTGTCCGAGTCGCCGCCGGCGACCGGCTCGACATCCGGATACGCCTCCTCGCGGGTGACTTTTCGCAGCTCGTCCTCGGGCAGCGGCTCGCGGAACACGTACTGGTTGATCAGGCGCAGGACCTCCGCGGCCTCCGCGTGTGTGTAGCCGCGGCTGGCGAGCAGGATCTGGTACTCGAACAGCGCCTGGTTCCGGCCGTCGCCCTCACCCATCTCGTAGAATCGCCACTTGTCTTGTCTGAGCGGCCGCAGCCACCTGGGCAACTCGTCGAGCTCGTCCCAGTCCCAATCCGTCAGCCATTCCCGCCACTTGCCGGCGAACTTCACACAGACTTGACTTTGTTTCCCCCAGCTTCGGTAGTCGGCGACAAGGCCGATCCCGGTGGTCGACTTGATCGTGTTCTTGACCGGTTCGGCCGTCGCGAACCAAAAATGCCGACCGCGGCTTGTCTGCATGATCTGGCACTTGATCCCCTCGGTCATGACCAATCGGGTCAGCTTCTCCGCTTGCTCGGCGTCGTCAATGTCTACGGCGACGTAGGGCTCAGGGATGGGCAGACCGACGTTCGGCCACGCGCGGAGCCTGTCGGCCGGGTAAGTGTCCCAACTGATCGGTGCCTTGTCTTCCCGGAGCTTCAGAAAGGCATCGAATCGATCGAGGACAGCAGGTTTTTCAGTTCCTCCAGCGACGTGAGCCATACCCCGATTCCCCCGCTTTCGCGAATTTCACGCAGATGCTTTTGTTGAAGAGGGGTCGGAGAATCCCCCGGCCCCTTCTTCAGCTCGACGCCCACAAACCGGCCCTTATAGCAGATATAAATGTCCGGCCGGCCGCGACGCTCCCAGCTGTTGCCGTGCGTCACGACGTGGTAAATGCCGCGCTCGGTGAGATACCGAACGCATTCATCCTGCAGCTGTTTTTCTCTCATTTCCCTGCAGCCTTCCGGGCCTTCATTTCGGCCAGGATTTCCGCCGCGGTCTTTTTCTTCGGCGTCTCCGCTGCCGGCGCTCCTGCCGCGGATCCGGCCGATTTACCACCGGCGGCCTTCTTGACTTCGAACGGTTCTCCGGGGCCGATCCAGCGTTTCACGTTCGCAAACGTGCCGCCCTGCGAACCGGTCCGGTGTTCGATCTCGACTCGGACAAACTTTCCGATCAGGTCGGCGGTGTCCACTTCATCGAGTGTTTCGTCGCCCATGGCGGCCCGGGCCATCCGCGAATAGACGAACTCGGCGGTGTCATTCGGCGTGCCGTCGTCGTTGACGAACGTGAAGTTGACGCGTGCCGTGCGGCCGTGGGCGTCTTCGATCACGACGACCAGCTTGTCGAATTTCTCGTAGTCCGATTCGTCGATCTCCTTGATGCGGACGACTTGCTCCCCTGCCGGAATGGGTTGGAATCCTTCGACCAGTTTGCGCTTCATACAGCATCGCTCCTTTTGATGGTGATTTTGGTGGTGAACCCGCTTTTGCGGTACTTTTCATAGAGCCCGTCCGCTTTCAGGCGGTCGGTGTCGATGCCGCTTGCGGCGGTTTTGGTGACTTCGAAAAGGTACAGTTTGCCGGCGGCCTGGATCTTCTTGTCGCTGTCCTTCATCCGGGTCTCCAGCTCCGCCTTGAGCTGGTCTTTCAGCTGCTTCAGCGTCTTCTCATCCTCGGCGATCTGCTCGCTCACGGCGTCCACCCGGGCTTGCAGAGGCTCGATCCGCCGGATGAGCTCTGCGATGATGTCTCCTTCCTCGCCGCTGGCCGGTTGCGGGACATGGGCGGTCGTGAGCGCCTGGACGATTTCCCGGTCCTTTTTTTCGTCCCACGGCGGGCTTGTGAGCCCGTCGATGTGCTTCCGATACCATTCAAGCGCCCGGTCCAGGTGCGCGGCGAAGTTCGGGTATTCGGCGGCCACGCTGTACTTTTTGACGATCGTGTTTTCCGGGCTCGGCTCGAAAGCCTCCGGGTTCTCGTAGTCCTTGTCCGTGAGGATCGTCAGCACCATCCGGAACTCATCGAGCCCGGAAAGGTAGGCGTACAGCGCCCCTTGAAGCTTGTAATATTCCGGCGGGCTGAACTGACCGTTTCGATACCAGTCCTCGATCCGTTTGGTGGTTTTGAGCTCCCAGATTGCTGTTGACGTCCGGGCGTCCCACATGCCGCCGAATACCGGTTCGTCCGGAAAGTGGTCCCACTCGTAACGCGGCTGACCGCCGAAGTATTGGGCCGGCGTCTGGAGCTTCCCGAAGGCGTACCGTTTGTTGAGGTACGCGATGACCTTTGGCTCGATGATCTTTCCGGCGGCCGTGTAAATCGTTTCTTCGAACGGCTTCCTGTAGACGCCCATCATGTCGCACCAGACTTCGAATTCCGTTGACCACGGGGAGAGGCCGAGGATCGGCGCCAACCTCGTCCCCGTGATCTTTTTGACTCGCCGCGGCTTTTCCGGAAGCCGGATTGTTCGGGTTTGCAGGTCGATGTTCATACCGGTACCAGCTCCGTAATCGCGTCGAGCAGTTGCTCCGCGTCCACCTTCGTCAGCTCGCCCTGCAGCGCCTCGGTGAACCCGTTGATCGTCTCCTCATCTACGCCGGCCGCCTCCAGCGCCTCGATACCGAGCGCGATCGCCTCCAGTTGTTCTTCCGTCGCCGGCTCGTCCTGGTTTGTGATGGCCTCGCGGATCTCTTCGCGCCGTTCGGGCGTGGTATAGGCCGGCTTGAGTTGCCGCATTTCTTCCTCGTCGTTTTCCGGATCGTTTCCTTCGGCCACCAGATAGTTGTTCGCGAGGAAATACTTGATCGCGCCGGTGTAAGCCTTGTACAACCCTTTGTCTCCGGTGTCGGCGCCGCTGCCGAATGCCTGATAGACTTCCCGCTCGCCGGTCTCTCGGTCGATGATCTCGAACTGGAACTTGGCGATGACCATGTTCATCTTGTCGCTGATCTGCGGGATGAACTGGTATTCGAGAATCGAGCTCTTGAAGTCGAGCCCGGCGGCCGCCAGCGCCGCTTTGAAGTTGTTCTTGTACTGCTTTTCCGTGATGTACTCGTAGGACTGGTGCCGGTTCTTGCCGTCCTTCTCCCAGGTGAACGAGTTCATCTTTTCGCGGAGAACCATCAGCTTCGCCGCGAGTCCTTGCGGAGCTGCTTGCGTTTCCTTCGTTTTGGTTGCCATCTTCTTCGTCCTCTCCTTCTTTGGTTTTTCGGGCTTCACACCCAGATAGTCGTTGATTCGCTTACGCGCGAGATCGATGTAGAACTGTTTATAGATCGAATTGATTGGCGGATAACCCCGGTTGCAAACGATACAATGTTCAGGTAGATCGGCAATTTTGTCTCGACGTTCTTTCTCACTCGAGGCTTTGGGTAATTTGACCTTATAGAGCGTACCGAACGTTTTATTTGGGGAGGCAAAAACCCGATTTACGTTCTGGACTTCCCGCTCATGCGGAGAACCCTTCCAAATGACCTTGTCATACGTGCTACCGGCTTTGCAGACGATCTGGAACTGCTCCATGTCGTCGCAGCCCAGAATCGTCTCCTCCGGCGGCACGCCGTCCAGCAGGTTTGCCACGATCGCCTTCGCGACGATCTTCATGCTGTTCTGGCGCCAGCGCGGGGCGTCGAGGACGGCAAGGTAGGGACCTTTCACCTTCACGTCGCCACCTACCGTGCGCAGGACGTAATTGTTGACGTCCTTCTGGACGATTTTCTCGACGTCCGTTGCTTCCATCCCGAAACCCGTCCGCCGGCTCCATTCTTCAATCACAGCATTGATTTCCGCCTCGTGCTCGGCGTCGTAGGAGATGATCAACCCGTCGGTGTTTGATTGGATGAGCCGAAATGTTGGCACGTCCTCCAGCTTCTCGATTAGGTCGATCAGGTAAAGTTGACCGGACACGCACACAGCCAGCGCCATCTTCGGGTCATAGAGCTTGTTGTACTGGTTATTCATAGCACCGTAGGTGGTGTTGAGAACCAGCTTCAGGGCGTCTGCCGTTGCCTTGTCTCCGGATTTTTTGGCTTCCAGCCGCCGCTCGTAAACCCGGCGGAACTCGTCTGGGTCCGGGACGTTACGGGACATGTAGCCGTTGACGATCATGAGGCTCGGATAGTAGCTGGTGACGTCCCGGGTGGAGATCCGCCGCGTCTCTGTCCGCTCTTCCCGGTAACATTCCCGGGCACCGTGCAGGCCGCCCCAGGCGACCGTGTGCGGCACGCCGGCAATCTCAATGTTGAGCTTCCGTTTGCGCTCCGGGTCGACATCGGCAAAAAATTCGATGACTTCCGGGTACTTCGTGATGATGAGGTTGGTCGGGAATTCGTACTCATCCTTGTCAGCCCATTCCGCGACCGGTTCCCGAGCGCCGAGGAATTCCGCCGTCAATTTGGCGTTGGTCAGGCGCAGGCTCTGTGCAGGCGACAGCCCGCACATGGCGCCGACATTGATCTTGGACTGCAGGTAGCTTTTTCGCTCGTGGTAGAGCCGGATAGCAGCATCCACGTCGTGACAGCAGTAGTCGATAACTTCGCGGAGTTCGTCGTCCGTCAGCGGCCGGTCGAGGTCGAAGCTGACGCGGCTCTCCTCAATGTCCATCCCGAGGTTACCCTCGATCTCTTTCAGCCGGAGCGGCACCGGAATGTCGTCCATCAGGTCGAAGTTCGTCCACGGCGGCCAACCGGCGTCTTTGAAATAGGGATGGTCCCACCCTTTCTGTCCGCCGATGATCCAGTCGCTGATTTCCTTGACCTGCTCCGGCGTGGCACCGGTGTAGATGGCCCGGAGGATCCACTGGTCGTAATGCTTCGTGTTGTACCCGCCAATGATGAGCTCGTCCCGCCCGAGAGCGTCCGCCCACCAGCGGAGCGCCGGGGCGTCGTTGTGCAGGACAATCTGCTCACCGCCCTCGACTGGCTGTTTCGCCACAAAGATCCAGTCGTAAGCGAACACCTCACAGTCATAAATCCAGACGTTCTTGAGGTCCATAGCGTCACCTCTCGAGCACGACCCGCGCCAAGTCGTCGAGCAGCTCAACCTGGTATTTGGGCAGGCCGCGGAGCTCGAGCTCGCCGTAGTGCGGCGGCCGTCCGTAGCGGATCAACAGCGTGCCGGTGTCCGAAACGGTGATGTCGACCGCCCAGCCCTTCAGTTTGCGGAAGAACATCTTGAGGAAATCGTAGTTGAGGACGAATTCTTCCCCATCAACGACGAGCTGCACAGGCAGTCCGTGCACGTCCCTGATTGCATCGCGTTCGTCAAGCAAGCGTGCAATTCGCTCGTATGGAGGAGTTGAGCTGACGCGCCGAAGTTTGGCTACTAGCTCTTTTCGCCGCCGGGATAGGGTCTGGTTGGCGCGCTTCACGGCCGCTCGGCTCCGGGCGATTTCCTCGTCGGTCAGCTTCCGGATCATCCTTCGGTCTCCTCCACCACGACCGACTCAACCAGCCGGTCGATATGATGGCGCGCCCGCCGCAAGTCCTCGACGGTTTGCCAGCACCAGAGCCGCTCGATCGCCGCTCCAGTATGGTACGCATGTGCGCCTGTCAGTCCCGCCGTGGCCACTTCGATTGCCTCGGTGCTGCTCACCTCGCGTCCTCTACCGTCATCGACAGCCCGCTCGACCGTCTGGAGCAGCGCGTCGCGCTCTTCGCGGAGTTGCTCGATCTCAGCGAGCTGCTTCTCTGCTGCTTGACCGGCGAGAGCCACCGCCCGGACATTGGCCGCTTCCAATTCCTTGATCCGCGTCTCCTTCTCGGCCAGCTCCTTTTTCAGCCGATCGATCAGCTCGTCTTTGACTTGCTCTTGTACGAGTTCGGATGACTTGAGTGGTTTCGGTTCAGCAGGTACGTGTCCGGATACCTCGTTGATCTGCATTTCGTCCAGCAGCCGCTGCGCTTGCTCGCCCTTGACGCCGCGCAATCCCCATCTACCAATCCAATAGTGCAGCACGCCTTTGCCGAGCCCCATTTCGGTCTCGATCTTGCTGACGGGCTTCCCGGCCGCCAGCCGGCGAAGCACCTCCACCTTGTCCGGCACTTTCGGCGTCCCGGTTGCCGTTGACATACTTGATTCCTCCTTCCTCATCTCTAGCCGCTCCCCGCGGCGCACGCGTTCCAACTCCTCCGGGCTGAGCCGGTACGTGATGACCGGCCCGCTGCCGCGGGAGCGCTCTTCAACATCCCGCTTCGGGACAGGTGTGCCTGTGTGTGTGAGCTTCACTTTTTCCGCACCTCCTCCACGAAAGCGCGAAGTTCGGTCTCATTGAAGTCACGATGCTTCATGAGTGCGTTCCAGATTTTGACTTCAACCGTGCCGGCCGTCTCGAACAGGATGTAGCTGCATTTCTCCCTCTGGCCCGGCCGGTGGATCCGATCGCAGGCTTGCTCGAACGTCTGACTGCTGAGCGTCGGCTCGTAGAACAGCATGGTATCCGCGGCGAAGAGGTCGATGCCAGCGGCCGCCGAGCGGTACTGACAGACGATGACCTGCAGGTCCGGCTCCTCTTGGAACCTTTTCCAGATCTGCTTGTCCTTCTGCCGGCCGTCGAGTGTGACGTAACGAATCCCCCGCCGATCGAGCACCCGGCAAATGTCCGCGATTGATTCCTCAAACTCCGCGAAAATGACGAGCTTCTTTTCCCAGTTCTCCAGAAACTCATCCAGCGCCGCGGGCTTCGCGCATTTCAGCCGGTGGACCGTGCCGGATTCGTCCCGGATGTGCCCGCTGCACATCTGCCGGAGTTTCGTCAGCCTGGCGAGCGGATTTTTTGCCTCGATGTCAAGCTCCTGGATGTAATTTGCAAGCATTTCCTTATAGAGCTTCCGCTCTTCCAGCTCCAGCGTCAGGCGCTCTGGCGGGAGCTTCTCCGGCAGATCCAGGCAGTCCGACTTCCGGATCCAAATGCTGTGTTGAGCGATGATGGCTTTCAACTCTTCCACGTTGCGGTACTCGATCGGCTTAAAGTGTTGTCCCAAGATGCAATACCGCGCCTCGAAGTGGGAGTATGGACCGAAGATGTCCGGATTCATGAAGTCAAACTGCGCCCAGATCTCTTCCCAGCGGCTGTTTCCGATAGGCGTTCCGGTCATGATATACCGGAATTTCGACCGCCGGCTGATCTGCTGGATCCCGTTTGTCACCCTTCGGCGCTTGCCGTCCACCTTCTTGATCTGGCCGCGATACCGGTTGCTGGTGCGGTTCTTGATGAAGTGACTTTCATCGAGCACCATCATGTCCCATTCCCGATCCAGCTCCGGCCGCCGCCAGATCAGGTCGTAGGTGGTCACAGTCAGGAACCTATCGAAGAGCCGACGCTCGAGCGGGGAAAAGAACCGCTGAACGTCGCGGCTCCAACTTCCCCGCACCGAACTAGGACACACCACCAGCGCGTGCCGGATCGCACCAGCTTTGAACAGGCGAAGCGCGTGGATTAGCATTGGGAGCGTCTTTGAAGTGCCCTGTTCGGCGAAGATGGCGAAATAGGATCGCCTGGCCAGCTCCTGCAGGATGAGCTTCTGATGCTCGAAAAGCGTCACGCCCGGTAGCATCGCTGCTCCAACTGCTCCTGCAGAATGTTGAGTTCATTGCGAAGACGATCAACTTCGGCCTCCGCCTCGAGAGCCCGACGAATTGCGTAGGGCCAACCCTCGCGGGCTTCCGCAATGAATTTTGCATCCTGCGGATCAAGTCTCCCATCGCTGCGCGTAACGTTGATGAAGTATTGATTACACGCGGGATGCCCACATCCGCATCGCCATATCTCCCACGGGCCCGGCGTGGCCGCCTCGCAGATCGCGAGGTCGGCCTCCAGATCCCGCGCTTTTTCTGCGATTTGAACGGGCACGGATGCAACCTCCTCGGAAAAGTGTTATAATTGCGAAAAGGTGATTTTCTTTGGCGGCCGCTGTCACGGCTGCTCTTTTTCTTTTTCCGGCGGGAACATCTCGATCAGCACATCCCGTAGCACGCGCAGCCCGCGCTCGTTGATGAAGATCGACCTGGCCGGGAAGTAGGCGCCGTCTTCCGCGCTATCGCCCTCGTAGATGGTGATTGCTTTCGATACGACGTGGACCTGCACGACCATGTTCGAGCCAAGCGGTACGGCTTTGTCCATTCTCGTGCTCACCTCCTTGCCCATTCGAGGACTTCATCCAGCGAGATTTCCCACCGATCCCCCCCAGCTGGCCACAAATTCACGCTTGAACTCCTGATAGATGGCCGGGTCCGGGTTGTCGGTGCCAAGCGCGTCCGCGATGATACTCCTTGCGAGATCCGCTGGTCCACTGCCTCCGTAACCCCATTCCATGCCGGTCGGGCTGTGGTGGACAAGATGCCGCAGCGGCTCTTGCACCCCGTTCCGGATCCGCACGACCTTCACCGTGCCGTCCGGCCCGCGGGCGCCGGCGTAGCCGTCGGTGATGGTCGGGGCGATGATGATCGTGTCGGTCATGGGCTGGTCACCTCCTTTCAGGCGAAGATCAAAGAGTTTTCAAGCATCAATCGTCTTCGCGACATTTCCGCATATTGTGGATTGATCTCGATCCCAATGAACTGCCTGCCGTGCTGCAGCGCGACCACCCCCGTCGTGCTGAGACCGGCAAACGGATCGAGCACGATTCCGCCCTCCGGACAGCCGGCAAGGATGCAGGGCTCAATGAGCTTCGGCGGAAACTGGGCGAAGTGGGCTTCCTTATTTGCGGCGGTGGCGACTTGCCATACGTCCCGCTTGTTTCTCATCGTCCCTTCCCATGGAATCGATCCCGCCAGATGATGTCCGGGCTGTCCCCGTTCGGCGCTGTATTTTCGCGCTTTGTTACCGCTCCGGCGTCTCGAATGTAGACTGCCAAGAGTACCGAGCGATCCGGCGACCGGTCGCTGGTTGGACTGCACACATGGTTCCATGATCGCCTTTGCGTCGTAGTAATACCGGCGGTTCTTTGAGAAAAGGAAAATGTATTCGTGTGCCCGCGTCGGCCGATCCCGCACGCTTTCAGGCATGGGATTGCTTTTGTGCCAGATGATGTCCGACCGCAAATACCAGCCGTCGGCTTGTAGGGCGAATGCGACGCGCCACGGAATCCCGACGAGGTCCTTCGGTTTGAGCCCAGCCGGCTTTTTTCGCCGTTCGATCTTCCGCGCTCGCTTGGTCGCCTCCAGCGTGCCCTGGATGTGGATGTTGTCACCCATCGTCCCGGGCGCAGTGGAAATGTACGTGTCGCCCAGGTTGAGCCATAGGGTTCCATCATCCCGCAGCACCCGTCGGACCTCACGGAAAACCTCGACGAGCTTCTGCACATACTCCTCCGGCGTTTCTTCTAGTCCGATCTGACCGTCAACGCCATAATCACGCAGGCCCCAATACGGCGGACTGGTGACGCAGCAGTGGACGGATTGGTCCTGGAGCTTTTTCAGTTCAGCAAGACAATCTCCGACGATGACCGTTGCCCGATCACTTCTTTCCATTGTCCAGACCTCACCTGTTGCAGGTATCGTTCGAACGTGATTCCGTGACGTTCCCCGATCCGCAGCGACACGAACAGCCGGCCGAGCCGATCCACCGGATCGTCCGGGTGCGCGTAGCCGTCATCTTCGCGGCAGGGACGGGGATTATTCCGGTCGTTCATGGCATCACTTCCTCGCAAACATCGCTCGTTTTGGTAACTCCCGGGCCACCTCAACCGGCGCATACCCACGCCAGCCGCATCCCGGGCAGTGCACTTCGTACATGCCGCCATACCGCCCTTCCATGCAGCGCATCGGCCGGCCGTAAAGCGTGGTCAGGTATGCCTGGTCGCCGCACTTCGGGCATCTGTCGTCGTCGAGAACGTTCAGACGCCACGGTTCGAACAGCGCGATTTCCATGTACCGTCGGATGTCGTCCGGATAGGCGCGGGTCCAAGCCTCGACGTGCTTCCGGATCTTATGCTCGCTCGCGCCGTTCCGGCGGAACCGGTCGATGGTAACGCGCATCGCGTCGAGGGTCGTTTGTTGCTGGGCTGTGAGCGTCACCAATCCGGTCTACCTCCCTTCCATCTCAATCGCCGCCCGCCAGCGCCACCCGTCGGCTTCGATCCGGCGGTGCATGGCCGCCTTGTACCGCATCAGCCGGTCGAACCGGTACCGGTTCCGCTGATGCCGCGGCCGCCGGTCCGTCGCGTAGGCGGCGGCTTTCCGGCAGTAAAATTGGATGCGGAGGATGTGTTCGTTCACGGGATCACCTCCTCCGGATATTCCAACCCGCGCGCCGGCCGGTACGACCGGGCCGTCGCGTCCGGCTCCCCGGCGCGCACCCGATCCAGCCGGTCACGGTACCGCTCATACATGCGGCGCGCCCAGCGGGCGATGTGCGGACGGCGTTCGAGCAGGGCACGTTCTTCGATTCCCAGAAACATGAGGCAGATTGCGAGCAGTTGGTTGGTGCGGTTCATCCCGTTCGAACCTCCTTTCGATAGTTGGCCTCTTCCTGTTCCCTGATCCACTGATCGAGCCGCCGGGTGCTGAACAAGTACCGCGGGTTTTTCGATCCGTCGGCCCCATACACCCGGTGCGGAATCCGCTTCTCCCGGCACAGCCGACGCAGCGTGTAGTCGGACATGTGCAGGTACTCGCAAGCTTCGGCGAACGTGAGCGTGCGGTCTGGGGTGACGTTCAGTTCGGAGCGAAGTTCGTTGAGAAGCTCGGTTTTGAGCTGCTCTTTCAGGTCAGCGATGATGGCGGCGAATGCTTTTTCGGGAGTCATGGGTGGCCTCCTTTCTTACAGGATTTTCATCACCCTCCGTCGAATATTGGAAGTTGACTAGGCTTGCCAATTTCGAGGAAAGGAGGTGCTTTGGCTTGAAGCTAGATCGTGATTGTGTAAGAGATTTTCTGCTGGCGCTTGAATCGCTTGGACCCGGGCAAACTTTGACATCGGATAATTACCAGTCCATACCATTGCTGGCCTCTTACGAGCGTGACGTTATCATTTACACTGCAGAAAGGTTGGATGAAGCAGGTTTCATAAACGTCAAATTCATGCCCGTGCTTGGCGGAGACAAACCGTTCTTTGCAACCAGCATCACTTGGTACGGTCACCAATTTCTTGATAACATCCGAGACGATGGAGTATGGAAAGAGACCAAAAAGATCGCTTCAAAAGTCGCCAGTGTATCGTTGGGGATCCTTGCCGACATCGCTGCCAGCGTTATGAAAAAGAGTTTGGGGCTTGAATGAATACCCGTTAACTTCCAAAAACTCTTCCAACCTGCTTAAAAAATCACTGTATGATTCGCACGATCCGCTCGGGTTGGCGAAGACCAGTTGAAGCGTCATGGTCCCTTCGTGCAGCCCTTGTTTTATTTCATAGCCTTGGATGCCGATCTTTACTTGGTCCACATTGTCCACCTCCCTCTCACGCAATCCTCTTCAGCTTCATCCGCTCGTAGTACTGTGCCAACATCTGTTTTCGCTGCTCGTACTCCGGCACCGCCACGATCAGGCCGATATCCACCCGCTGGAGCGTCTCGATCGCGTGGATCTGCTCAGCGGTCAGGTACGGGCGGATGACTTCGCCTTTCGGCAGTCCGTGCTTTTCCCGGAACGTCTTGGCATCCATCCCGAGCACGATCCGATAGATCATGTTGATCTCGTTGGAGAAGTGGTAGTGCTTTGGTTCCTCGTGCGCCGCCATAATCGCATCCGTGAAGGCCGGGAATTCCATCTTGGCCGCCTGGAGGGAGCGGATGAAAGCTTCCATTTCGTTGAAGCGACGGATGTAGGCTTCTTTGAATCGCATTGCCTTCTTGCCAGTGAAGCCCATCGCCAGAATCGCAAAGCCATCTTTGGTCATGAGGTATTCGGGTCTTCGTTCACCTTTGGCATCCTTGTAGGTAACCAACGCAAAATTGCGTTCGTTGAATTCAGCACTCACCCCACTTGTGGGGGCAGTAATCTTCTCGATGGCCCGAAGCACATCAGCGTGACGCTTGCCAAATTCCTCCGCCACCTGCCGGCTGCTGCAGAACGCCTTGCCGTCCCGCTCGTACAGGCGGTATTCCGGGTTGAGGATGAGTTTGGACACTGAATCGCCTCCTTTCGTGCCGACCGGTGATGGTCAGGCGGTATCGGGTTTCTTTTCTGAAACCCCAGGGTATAAAAAATACTCGTCTGCACTTATGTCGAACAGCGAGCAAATCAAACGTACTTCTGAGAGCGAAAAATCACCTCCAGTTCCGTTTAAGTTTTGGTTGAGCGCAGAAGGAGATTTGCCTAATTTGGCGGCCAATTCGCTTTGGCTGACGCCGCGTTCTTCGAGAAGTGCTTTGAGCTTTGTGTAGGGGGCGTGGCGTCGCTTGACTTGCCGCAAGATTATCACCTCCACGTTTCTTATTTGAAACCCTTGGTTATATCTTATCCTCCACAGGGTTTCTTTGTCAATAACATTTTTCGCGTCTTTCTAATTTTTTGTTGCTTTTTTGAAACCTGTACTGTATTATACAATTTAGACCAGTCTAAATTTGGTGTTTGGAAGGGGATTGAAATGGTTTATACATTGGGAGAAAAAATAAAGGAGCTGAGAACTAAACAAGGCTTGTCACAGGAAGAATTGGCCGACAAACTTAATGCTAAATTTGGGACGACCATAAATAAAGGAATGATTTCAAAGTGGGAAAACAATATTGGTGAACCACGTTTGGAAACGGCAAGGATTTTGGCGTTGTTTTTCAACGTCTCTTTGGACGAGCTGCTCGGAATTGACCCTAAGCAAGACGACATCCAAACCCTCGCCGCTCACCACGAAAGTGAGGAGTGGACCGAGGAAGAACTGGCGGAGATTGAGCGGTTTAAGGAATTCGTGCGGATGAAGAGGAGACAGCGCGAGCAAGGGGAATGATGCCGCATGCTTTACGAAAATCTTCTCCGGGAGGCGGCGCAGCATGGCGTAGACATCTATGAGAAACCGATGAACCCGGGAGTCAAGGGTTTATATGCCGACAGCATCATCTGGATCAACCATACCGTCCCGACAGTGACCGAAAAAGCCTGCATCCTCGCCGAGGAGCTGGGACATTACCACACCAGCGTCGGAAACATCATCGACCTGGGCGACATCCGAAGCCGAAAGCAGGAGCTCCGCGCCCGGGACTGGGCCTATAACCGGCTCGTCCCGCTTTTAAAAATCGTACAAGCCTACCACGCGCACGTCTCTGATCGGCATGAGCTTGCTGAGTATCTGGACGTGACGGAGGAATTCCTGCAGGCCGCCATCGACCGGTACCGGGAGAAGTACGGTACATATACGATCGTGGACGGACACATCATTTATTTCGACCCGCTCGCCGTGGCTGAAATATTCGATTGACTCGCGCTTCCCCGCCGCGAGGCGGTTGATCATACATTTTGAACAGAACATATGTTTGGGGTGATAAACAAATATGGCCAGCATCGAGAAGCGCGGAACGCGGTCCTGGCGCCTCATAGTAGAGGCCGGATATGGTCCTGACGGTAAACGGATTAAGCGGACCAAAACGATCCGTATCGAGGACGAAGCGCTGCTGAAAACGACGAAGAAGCTGCGGGAGTACTTGCAAACCGAACTGATGAAATTCAAAGCGGAGGTTGAATCCGGAGAGTATATCGCGCCGGAAAGGATGACGTTCGAAGCGTTCGCCAGGAACGAGTGGCTGCCGAAGTATGCCGAAAAGAACATGTCTGCCCTGACCGTGCAAAATTACATGAACCATCTGGAACGCGTTATCTTCCCGGCAATCGGTCACAAGCGGCTCAACGAGATCAGGCCGTTGAACATCGTTGCCCTTATGGACGATCTGGACAAAACCGACCTGTCCGGCAGCACGAAGCTATACATTTTCAAGGTGATCAAGAGTGTATTCAACCAGGCCGTGAAGTGGAAGTTGATCCTGCGGAACCCGATGGACGGCCTCGAACGACCGAAGGCAGAAAAAGCGAAGCCTCGGTATTACGATCAGGACATTGCTAAGCAAGCCGTGGAGACCCTCATGCAGGAGCCTCTCATGTGGGCGGTGTATTTCCTCGGGGCAATGATTGGAGGCCTGAGACGAGGCGAACTGAACGCATGGGAATGGCCGGACGTGGACTTTGCGGCCAGTGGCGTCCATGTGCGGAAATCCATTTCGTTGATGAAAAACGGGGAGCCTATTATCAAAGCGCCGAAAACGGAGACGTCGGAGCGGTTCGTCGATTTTCCGGACTGGTACATGGAGCTGCTTCGAAAATATCGGGTAGTCTGGATGGAGCAGCGGCTGGCCATGGGGAGCAAGTGGCAGGGCGGAGATCGGCAGTTCCTCTTCCATCGCGGAGACGGCCGCCCGATCTATCCAACCACGCCGGCCCATGTTTGGTACCGCATCATGGAAAAACACGGGTTGCCGAGGATTCGGCTGCATGATCTGCGACATACCGCCGCGACATTGCTGATTGAGGCGGGCGTGGACTTGAAAACCGTACAGGAAAGGCTCGGTCATTCGAAATACACGACAACGGCCGATATCTACGCCCACGTCACGGAGAAAATGAAGAAACGGACCGCCGACTACCTCGAAAAATTCCGTCCCCAATCCGTCCCCAACTGAAGAAAAATGGCATCGCTCATTTTCCCGTAAAAAAAAACGAAAACCCCTTGCGGGGCAAGGGATTTCAGATGGAGCGGGTGATGGGAATCGAACCCACGACAACAGCTTGGAAGGCTGTGGTTTTACCACTAAACTACACCCGCGTTCCCTTTATGGTGGTCGGGACGACATGATTCGAACATGCGACCCCCTGGTCCCAAACCAGGTGCTCTGCCAAGCTGAGCTACGTCCCGTTTTTGCCGAAAAGAATGGCGTGCCCTGAGAGACTCGAACTCCCGACCTTTTGATTCGTAGTCAAACGCTCTATCCAGCTGAGCTAAGGGCACGCGCGGCGAAAAAAGTATGGAAAGGTTGAGGAATGGAGCGGACGACGGGACTCGAACCCGCGACCCTCGCCTTGGCAAGGCGATGCTCTACCACTGAGCCACGTCCGCAGATTGGGGTACGCATCCTTGCCCGACAAAGCCGCATCTTCGAATGCGACAGTAAATAATGTACCAAAAAAATCGGCAAAAATCAAATGCGATTCCTGGCAACACGGCCGGCGCCGCAAACAAAAAACCCTTGGCCGTCAAGGGTTTTAATGTTCCTGGTGCGCGTGGAGGGATTTGAACCCCCACGGTTTCCCGCCAGATCCTAAGTCTGGTGCGTCTGCCAATTCCGCCACACGCGCAGAGCCAAAAGCAACGCCGATCTGCGTCCCTTTCGTCCCGGTGCCGCGGCTTTCCGCGCGGTCCGGCGACTTCCCGGACGCGCCTGGATAAAGGAAAGGTGGCTGGGGATCCAGGATTCGAACCTGGGAATGACGGAGTCAAAGTCCGTTGCCTTACCGCTTGGCTAATCCCCAGCGAACGTCAACCCGACAACACGGCTTCTTCCTGGTGGAGGCTGACGGGGTCGAACCGCCGACCTTCTGCTTGTAAGGCAGACGCTCTCCCGGCTGAGCTAAGCCTCCATGGTGACCCGTAGGGGATTCGAACCCCTGTTACCTCCGTGAAAGGGAGGTGTCTTAACCACTTGACCAACGGGCCATATCAACGCTTTCAATCATCTATAAATTAAAGAATCTTGTAGGTAAAGTGGAGCTCCCAACCGGGCTCGAACCGGTGACCTCATCCTTACCATGGATGCACTCTACCTGCTGAGCTATGGGAGCTTGCGTATGGCTCCCCGAACAGGACTCGAACCTGTGACACCTCGGTTAACAGCCGAGTGCTCTACCGACTGAGCTATCGGGGAACGAGTCGAATGGTTCGGGGTTGTCTTCATGTATGTGAGCCG